GAGGGACACTCTCCAGTAGTCAAAGTGCAAATATATAAAATTAAAATCCATTTCATCTAATACTTTCTTTTGGCGACCAGCCGTATTTATTCCAATAATACTCATAACAAGTAGTGTATTTATCTGAATCGCACTTTTTTGGTGTTAGTGATATGGCACAACTATTCAATAAAAGTAATAATATCAAATATCTCATTTCATACTATTAAGTGGATTTTCTAAGGCATTTCTAATTTGTTTTTGTATCTTCTCCTCCAAATCAGTCATTTCACTTTTTAATTCACTAATAGTTTCTTTTAAATCCTTTGAGTTTTCTCTGCTATCTTCCTTTACTCTTTGTTCAACATCTTCTACAATAGTTTCAATTCTTCGTACATCTGCTTTTAGGTCGTTTTTAAGTTCCTTTGCAACATCAGCTACCAAAGACACTTCCTCTAATATTATTGCTATCTCTGACTGCAACATATCAACCTCAGTATTTACAACCTCTAATTTCTTATCAAAGCCACTAAGATCAGGGCTAACAAAACTGTTAATTTTAGCCTCCATATCTAAATATCTTTGGTATGCCTCAAACCCACCCCATAAAACACCAATAAATGAACTTAAAATAGTGATTATGAGAAAAACCCTACCGCCCTTAAATTTTATGCCGCCTATATCTATTTCTGTTTGTTGTTTAGCCATTAATTTTTTCCTTGTCCTCGATATTTCTTAGAAAAACCTCTTCTTTTGTCTTTGTTCATTTTTGCTTTGCTTGCATTACGCCCTATACTTGTTTTATGATGCACTGATTCGTGAGCCTCATAATTTTTAAATTTTTTTGCCACTATTTATACTGACTATCTATGATTTCATTCATCAATCCGTCACTCCCTACAAATAAAAAATACCCAGCCATATCATTATCAGAAATGACGGCATCTGGCAAAACATCATCTGTAAAAAAACCAGCACGATCATTTATTACTTGTTGGCTTTCAAAAAATGTTTTTGTATTACCAAGAACTTGCATAACAACTAAAGTTTTTATCTGACTAGACTCATCATATCTTTTTTTATCATCAATTTTTTTCAAAACTTTCTTTGCGGCTTTTTCTTTAGATGAAGATTTTTTCTGAACTACTTTGGGTTTTTCGTCTTTTTCTGTCTTTTCTTGTTGCGATTCTTGCTCTTTTTCTGACTGCTTTTCAGCTACTTTGGATTCTGGTTCGTTGGTTTCCTCGTTTGATTCTTCGGTTGTTTCTTCGACTGATTCCTCTGTCGGTTCTTCGTTGGTGTTTGAGGCATCGTTCTCGGCTTGGTTACTTTCTGTTTGCTCTGGCTCTTTTGTTGATTCTGTGGCTGTTTCTGTATTCTCTTCTCCACCCACATCTATATCAATCTCTATTTCAGTTTCTAATTCCATTTCTAACTCCATTTGAACCTCAGCCTCAACCTCAATAACATTTACCTCAACATTTGTATCTGACATATCGATACTTGCTACTTGGATTTCTTCTATCTCTATTTCTGCTATTTCAATCTCAACTGATTCGTAGCTTATTTCTTCAATTTCAATAGGTTCAAAATCTAAACCAACATCTGTCTCTATAGGTGTATTAGCCTCAAATATATCTTCAACAACATCAAGCACCTCTTCGGGTGCATCGGTATTCAAAGCAACAAACATTTCAACGCTTGTAATAGTTTGCTCAACAATCGTGTTTACAACATTATACAAAACATTTACTTTTACATCGTCAAACATTACGCCGATAGCCATATTTATATCTCTGCCTCCAACCTCAACGATGACCGATGTAAGACTACCAGTAAAATCAAAACCACCAGAATATTGACCATATTGACTGTTTGTACCACTAGCACTCAAAATATCAGTGCCACTAAATACATCTGTTTTTCCATTTCTGCCTGTTATGTGCATATAAATGGAGTCCTGAGCATCAGGTTTGAAAACTTTTATTTCGTAGTTAGTTCTGCCTCCATGAGTAAAATTTAGGTCTGATATATCAACTGTATTGATAAATGTTGTCCCCATATTAGGAACGCCCATAATAGAGGTAGAGTTGCCAGAGCCAGTAATCATCGCACATTTATCAGTTCCAAGTTGTCCGCAAGTTGAACCTGATGGCATTGATGCCGAACCTTGTCCACCCCAGTCGATATCCATGTCGCCCTCTTTTGAGGAAACAACATAACCATTATCTCCGTCTAAAATATCTCCAGAGTCCTCATTTGTAACTGTGGTTGTAGTGGTGGTGTTAGTTGTTTCAGTAGTTGTAAGTATGCCGTCTGCTTGAAACTCAATAGTCTCAATACTAGACTCTTCTATAATCTGCTCAATCGTAGGTGTGCAAAGTCCAAGTGTATCGGTATCACAATCTACAGCTTTGCTATAAAAGGGGTAAAAGCATAAAACTAGCAACAGTAAAAAATAACTTCCAACTCGAATGACCATCTTTTTCTCTTTCCTCTTTCATTTTAAGTTTTTCTGCCTCTTCCATACTAGCAAAAATTAAACTACCTTTTGGAATTTTATCTTTGTTTTCTTCCCAACCTTTTCTAGCGTCCTCTCCAATACTAGCATCGTAGGGGCAGTAAGTTCCCGCATTCCACATCGCATCAAATACTCTTGCATCAGCACACAATGTTGAAATAGCGGCTACTTTCATACCCATAGCATAGAGAGATCGAGAGAGTTTTATTCTTTCACAATTTTCATCTGTGACTGTTATTCCTGATGCAATTCCTAAAATCTGGGTCTGTACGCCAGCCGATGCCGCTGTTTTACAAACATCAGAATTATTTACTACAACTGATGGTGCGTTAGCTGTTGGTGGTGTGTTATTTGTTACGACTGTTGATGATACAGTGTTTGTCTCTGCCATAGCAGAGTTCATCATTGAATTAAGAAAAAAAATTATTATTGCGGCTAGTATCGTTCCTATAATAAAAGGTCTCCACATTTATCATTCAGATTTAGGGTTGTCTGATTTCACTTTTGCAATAGCATCTTTCCATGTTGTAGTGCCATTTACTTGATCGTGATATTGCATATCAAGTTGATCTTGAACACTAGGATATGCTTGTTGTCTTGGGTATATGTGAGCATCTCTTTTATTCAATTCTGTAATTTTCGCATCAAGAGTTTCTTTATCTATTTTTTGCTCAGATTTTAACCATTGTATTTTATCATAAGTTTCAGTCTCTCCCTGTAAAACTTCAATTTTGACCTCTGCTTCAGGATTAATTTCTATGATTGCATCAAAATATGTAGCCATTATGCCTCGTACTCTATTATAATTATTTGACTATAAGTATTTAGATTTGGTGTATCAGTATGACTCCCACCTTGTGATCCACCACTAGAGGGATTATAATTAAGTTTGTGTGTGTGTGATCTAGTGCCACTTACTGCCCCACAAAAATTAAAAGTTTTACTCCCTGTTCCCTGTACTTCATTAGAACTACCACCATTCCAAAAAATACTTCCTGATGCTGTAAATGCACCTACTGAAGTCTCATCGTGATACCAACCAAACTGCCTCGCATCATTTCCATGATTTTTATAATACGCCTCTTTTCCTGTAACCCAAGATATTGTTCCATGAAAATTTGATGAGCTATGTCCTAGTGAATATTTATACAACATTAAAATATGAGAACTAGATTCTTGTTTTGTGTATGAGCCACTTATTTTTCCACTGTTAGGATAATATGTATTTCCTGTTAAATTTGTTCCACTTTCACTTGAAAAAGAAACTAAAGTATCGCTGTAATAAATTTTTTCCATTCCAATAATTTTTGAACTAACTCCTGTCAAAGATGCACCTGAGATACTTGGAAGATTTCCTGTAAGTATTGTTGCGTCTAAGGCACTTGCTGATCTTGCGTTTGTTTTAATTATTGCCATAATTTAATCTCCAAATAATGCTGATATTTCCTCGTCTGTTAATGCTTCCCCTGATTTAAGTTTTGCTTTACCAGATGTTTTTGCATTTGCTCTAGCTGTATCAGCATCTTTTATTTCTTGTATCTTTGCATCAACATCAGATTCACTTGGCATCGTTGCACCATCTTTGATTACAACAATATTTTCGTAAGTCATTCTTTGATCGTTAGGAATTTGATCTCCATTGTCATCATGTGTTTTCCAACCATACCACATACCACCATTAAATGTTGCTAAAGCTAACTGTAAATAATCTTTATCCATTATGTGTCTCCTAGTCTTATAAAAGTAAAATAAGTGTAATTTATATCAGTACCTCCATAAATAACAGAGCCAGAATCAATACTGCTACAAGAAAATTTTACTTTTACATTTGATGTATCAGTTACATCAATCAAACTTTGACAGTATGCTTGTTGATTTCTGTTATCTCCACCTACCGCAGAATAAGCAATTTGACTATAAGATGAATTATTTGTTGTAGCATTTATTTCAATAGCAATATTATCGCCACCACTAGTTGGAACACAAGCCGCACCAAAAGCAACAAAATAAATACCTGTAAGAGGAAAAGTAAATATTCCTGAGGATACTGACATTTGATTATCTGTCAGACCACCTTGAGCAGTACCATCAACTCTTTCTATGTTTGCTGAAATAGGATTAGTATTAGACGTTATATTTGCAGTTATTCTTAATTGATCTGCTACTGTAATTCCACCAGCATTAGCAAAAGATAATTGACCAACTGCTGTTGTTCCTGACCCTGTTATACTAGCTACTTTTAAAAATTTATCAGCAGTCACATTTCCTGTAGGTAAAGTCAAAGTGTATGATTGACCCGCTGAGTGTGCTGGGCTTGCTATTTTGACTCCATGACTATTTTGTGAGCAATTAAGTTGTAGAGTTCCATCAGTAGTACCATCGCCTTTAATCTGTAATCCAGCGGCAGATGATGTTGATACAAAATTAGTTTTTGCATTTGTGACTGTTGCATCGCTTGGTGTACCGATATCAAGTACATTCCCCAATGCTAAAACAAAGTCAATGGAATCTGAACTTGTCAAAGCAGAACTGAAAGTAAGAGTTGAACCCGATACTGTAAATGAAGAGCCAGCTTTTTGAATAACTCCGTTGAGTGAAACTAATAGGTGGTTCGCCGATTCTGGCACAAAAGCAACTGAATCTAATGTTAATGAATAGCTTGCTGTTGCACTCGCAGTCAAGTTGTCGAGCATAGAGTACGAACCAATAGAGGGAGATTTTCCAATATAAGACAATTTATAATCCTTTCATTATGGTTTAGTTGGCATATTCAGGTTACTTAAATCATACTCTAAATCTTTACCATCAGTTGTTGTATAATTTGCTGGGAGGTCTCGTAATTCTTGACGATATGTTTTCATTTCGTCTGTCATAGTGACATCTGAGTTTGCTGTCCAATCTGTTTCTAATAATAAAAGATTTCTTCGTTTTCTTAAAAAAAACATTTTTCTTTCATCATCAGTCATTTTTGAAACTCCACTTGTAATAGAGTCAAACAGAGTTTTTTCCTCCGTTGTCATTTCTCTAATTACGCCATTTTCTGCTACTGTACTCATAATATCCTATGTTGTTACTAATCCGAATTGTCTATATGAAAATTCTAAATTTGCACCTCCTAATTCGTGAAACCTACAATGAGTTGGTGTTTTAGCCTCTGAACCAGCCGCCGCCCTTGCTATTTGTCCATGAGAACTAACTCTTTCAACGTAAATACCAGTTCCTTGATGAGTCACTGTATCATGTCTAAAAAAAAATTGATTTCTTCTAGTTTCATCTCCATTACTGTGAAATGTTCCACCTTTTAAAATAGTTTCGCCAAAAATATTATCTCCATTTTGTTGATTTCCTGTAATTTGAATATATTGTTCATTTAGTCCATCATTTGGGTTTGAAATATTTCCATTTGAAGCATTTCCTGAACTATCCATTTGAAAATAACTATACATTCCATCTAAATTTTCAACTGACGAAAAATTATCATCAGACACACTAAAAACTAAACTGTCACCATTTGCTGTCATAGCACAAGACCAAAATATTTTTATAATATTATATGTTGAAAAATCCGTAGCTAAAACATGAGTTGCCGCATCATCATTAGATGCTGATGCTATTTCTGTAAATCCTGTTGTTGATATTCCTGTTAAGTTAGCACCTGATATAGCTGGTAATGTTCCTGTTAAATCAGCGGCATCAAGATTTGTTAAGTTGCTACCATTTAAAGCTGGGAAAGTTCCTGATGTAATTTTTGTTGCTGGTAAATCAGGAATATCCGTAGCACTTAATGGTTGAGGTGTTGGAAACTTGCCAATATAACCCATTAATTACTCCTATGTTATCTCTAATATACTTAATGTTGCGTCTATCTTTGCGGCAACAGAACAATCTATTTTCAATACATCAGTTGCTTGTAAAACATATTTACCACCAGATAAAACCTCTAACGAAGATTTTGCTGGAATATCAACATCATTAATAATTAAAACTGTTTCGTTTGTTTCTGTATCTGATGTGTCCGAAACTAATTGAACATCTGCCGTTACCGCTGTTGTGTGAACATTACAAAGAGTTAGTCCAATGACAATCGTTTGAGTAGATGACGGGCAAGTATATAGTGTCAAAGGTGTTCCCGATGACGCTGGCATCGCCGCATTTGTTTTTACTTTAAATGTATTAGCCAATGTTTCCCCCTTATCCTAGAGCAATACTTAGAGCCGCCGCCTGTGGGTCTGTCTCTGAAATAGTCCCTGTTACTGACATCGTACTCGTGATTGCGTTGCTTGAAATATTTATTTGAAATAACTCTACATTATCTGAGCCATCATTAATTTTTACTTTTAAAACGCCTGATGTTCCTGTGTCCACCCAAATAGTGCCAGCAGTTACAGTAGATGGTGCAGAACTACCAATATGTGAACTGTTAACGGCGTTCAAAGAATTGTTTAAATTTGTTCTGAATTGCGAGAATCCAGTATTGTCGAGTGTAATTTGTGATACCTGAGCCATAATAAATCTATATCCTTTCTTACTTAACTTTGCAACCCGAAACCTTTTGCAATATAATCAAAAGT